TTGTTAGGTGAAGACAACAAGTTAAATATTCCTGATGATGAAGAATCACGTGCTGCTAATTTAGAAATTGAAGGTGTGATTGTGATGGCTGGCAACGGCAAAATCTTGAGTGTAAACCTCAATCCACTTGATACCGCTGAATTCCCTTATTCAGTTTATACCTGTGAACCTGATGTTTGCTGCCTATTTGGTTTTGGTATTCCTTACCTTTGCCGTGATGCACAAGAAATACTCAATACTGCTTGGCGTGGAATGATTGATAACGGAATTTTAGGAATTGGGCCACAAGCAGTAGTCAATAGTAGTGTATTAACTCCAGTGGATGGAAACTGGGAACTAGCACCATACAAATTATGGAAAACTAATGACCGTGCAACTGCTAATGCTCAATTTGAGGCGCAACGTGCATTTGGCATCTTTGATATTGGTAGTCGTCAGCAAGAGTTAGCTAATATTATTCAACTGTCTAAATCTTTTATGGATGAAGAAAGTGGTTTACCTATGATTGCTCAAGGTGAACAAGGACAGGTAACGCCTACTCTTGGCGGCATGTCTATGTTGATGAATGCTGCTAATGCCGTTCGACGCAGACAAGTTAAAGAATGGGATGATTCGGTGACTAAACCACTGATTCGTCGATTCTACGAGTACAACATGAATATGAGTGAAGACGCATCTATCAAAGGTGATATGCAAGTTGTAGCACGTGGCACCTCAGCTTTACTTGTGAAAGAAACCCAAACCGCACAAATCATCGACATTTTCCAAAAATTTGGTCAGCATCCGCAATTAATGTATGCATTCGACTGGTACGATGGTGCGAAAACTCTCATGCAGTCTATGAGTATGGGAACGCAGACTATGCTAATCCCGCGTGAAGAGTACGAACAAAAAACTTCAGGAAATGCAAGATGCGCAGGCACAACAACCACAAGATCCTGAAATCCTTAAAGTTCAAATGCAAATGCAGATCGCACAACAAAAACAACAGCACGAAATGCAGTTAGAGCAAATGCGCACACAAGCTCAGTTGCAGATCGAGCAAATGAAAGTACAGATTCGTGAAAAAGAACTTGAAATTAAAGTCTTAGAAGTCCAAATGCATCAAGAATCGAACCAGGCAAGATTGAATTTAGACAAGGAATTAGGAACAGCGAAACTCACTACCGATATTCAACTCCAAACAGGTAAACAAGCCGCAGACTTGGAAAAATTCAAGACGGAAGTGGCATTGAAAAATGCACCAGTAGTTAATCCAACTGGTAACTACGGATTAGATCAATAACAGACCGCAACTTAAAAAGTGCGGTCTTTTTTTATCACCAATTTAAGGGCAAATAAAATGAGTAACTTTTACCTCCAGCAGAAAGAATATGACAACATGATCGGCATTATGACCGGCAACCCAAGTGGTAAAAAGAAAAATGATATTACTAGTGCTTATGTCGATATGCCGATGGCTGAGCAAAAGCCTGAGCAACAAGGATTGGTTGCAGATACTATTGATGCAGTGCAAATGGGGGCTTGGAAGGGGGCGAGTGATATTGCACACGGCTTAGGCGCGTTAACGGGTATGGATTGGTTGCATGATATGGGTGATTGGGCAGCAAAAGGCGCGGATGAAAACCTTGCAACCATGTCCGATGAAATGAAAACTGCTCTTAATCAAAATGCATTCGATGGAGAAGATCAAGGTGTGCGTAATATTCGTTGGTGGGCTGGTAATCTTGGCTCATTGATTGGTCAAAATCTTGATACCGTTTTAACACTTGGTGCGGGTAAAGTCGCCACATTCGGTGTGAAACAAGCTGGTAAATTGCTCTTGAAGAAAGAAGCTGCTGAACAAGTGGGGAAAACCGCTGTAGAACAAGCGGCTAAACGTGGCATTCCTCAAAAATACTGGAATATGGTTGGCGTGACTGCTGCAATGTCTGCAATGTCGGGTGGCAGTCGTTACGGTCAAAAACGCGATGAAGTGATGGGTATGAGCAATGAACAGCTTGCGCAAATTCCCCAATTTTCTGATGCGTATTATGAGATTGCTGATAGTGAAGAGGGCAAAGGCAAAACAGTTGAGGAAATTTATGATTTAGCTAAATCCTCCTTTGCTGATAAGGTAGGGAGTGCAGCCGCACTAAATCCGACCGCAATCGCTACTGACTTAGTGACAAATGCTGTAAGCGGTCTTGGTGGTGGTTTTTTAGGGCTAAGTAGCGCAGCGAAAACCATCAAAGGTGGCTTATTGAAAGGTGCAATGGTTGAAGGGGGCACGGAAGCAGTTCAAGGTATTGCGGAACAGTATGCGCTCAATAAAGCTGAAAAAGACTATTACAATCCAAATAAAGATTTAACTGAAGGTATGGCTGATAATGCCATAGATGGTGCGGTGCTTGGCGGTGTATTTGGTTCTGCAATGGGCGGTTTAGATGCGCATTCTGAGCGTTCAGCTTTCAACAAGCAAAAACGTGTGTTGCTCAATCATATTGATACTGGTAATGAAGCGGTAGATAGTCAGTTAAGAAACTATGTTGATATGCTCAATCAAGGCGCAACTGAATTAAGTGAACTAGTTTCAGCGAGTCGTGTTCAAGCCTTAAATAACGCAGGTATTGCTAATGCACGTGTGCGACAAGCTGAAGAAAATGCGTTGGCACAACAACAAGCGAAAGCAAAATTTGAATCAGATTTCTTTGGAGAAGAAACCCAGCAAACTCAAGATATAAATTCTGACTTCCAGGTCGATCCTAAATTAGAACGTGCGCTTGAATTACATTCAATCTTAGGGCAATTCCGCAATAATAATCTTTCTCGTGCGAATGAATTTATGGATACGCCAATGGTGTTCGATAATGTTCAAGCGAAAAAAGACTATGTAATTGGTCGTGCGTTCGATGAAGTGCGCAATATTGCACAGGCTTACGGTATCGATCCGCAAGATGGTAAGGCTATGCGTCAATGGCTAGAAGATTACGCTGAAAAAGCGAAAGAATACGGTGAAAATCAACCGCACTTTAATGCGCCGACAAGCAACCTACAATCTGAGGCAAATATCGCACCAACGAGTCGTGAGGGAGTTATTGAGGGCGTGAGCGATGAAATTGATGTGGGCAATGGAAACTATCAGCCTTTCCAATATGAAGTGGTAGATGCGACTACACTTTCCCCTACGCAACAAAAAGATGACAACCAATTCCGCGATCGTGACAGAACAGCAAGCCAATCACAAATTAACAACATTGCGCGTAATTTAGATCCGCGTAAATTGGCTGCAAGTCCAACTATGGATATTGGTGCGCCACTGCTTGCTTTAGACGGTAAAACCATCATTGCTGGTAACGGTCGTTCAATGGCTCTTCGCCAAGCCTATCAAGAAGGCGGTGCAGAAGGTTATCGACAATTCTTAAAAGATAATGCCGATCGTTTTGGTGTTGATTCAGCTGAATTAGATGCCGTGGAAAACCCTGTGCTTGTTCGCCGCTTAACTTCGCCAGTAGATATTGCACAAGTCGCAATTAATTCCAACGAGCAAGGTGGAATGCGTATGTCTGAATTGGAGCAAGCGAAAGTCGATGCTCGCCGCTTGCCAAATATGGATTCTTTTGTTGCCGATGAACACAGTGAAATTAATTCAACTGACAATCAGCAATTCATTCGTCAATTTATTCAAAATCAGCCAGAAAACCTCCGAAATGAATTATTAGACAGTAAAGGCAATTTGAGCCAAACAGGCGTTCAACGTATTCGTAATGCAATGCTTTATCAAGCCTATGGCGATAGTCAAACATTATCAAGATTGATTGAGAACACTGACCAAGGGGCTAAAAACGTACTTAATGCTCTAACCGCACTGGCACCCAAAGTGGCTCAAACTCAGCAAGATATTAATTCAGGCGTGCTTTCTGACGTGGGCATTTCCAACGAAATTATTCAAGCGGTAGAAAAATACAATCAGCTCAATGCACAAGGTTACAAAATCAATGATTATCTTGCACAGGATGATTTTGTTGGCGATTTATCACCAGAAGCAAGAGAAATCTTAACCATCTTTGATGAAAATCGCCGTAGTGGAAAGCGTATTGTGCAAGTGTTAGGTGCATATTTCGATCAGGCTAAAACACAGGGCAATCTATCACAAGCCAGTATTTTTGGTGATATGGCATTCGATAAATTAGGCTCATTGCAGCAAGCGAAGAATGTTGATGAAGATATTCGATTAAGTCTTAATGAATCGGCTGATTCTGATTTTGCGAAAGCGGTGGATAAAATAGCGAGTGGTGAAGCTGTAGCCAAATATATCAATGTCGGTACAACGCCAAGCGTGTTGAAAATACTCGGACTACCCGATGTTCGTGTGACAATTAGCGGGCAGGTATTAAATAAGGTAATGCGTGGTAAGCACAATGTTACACAGGAAACATTGAAGCAATTACCGAATCAAATTAATAACCCTGTGGCAGTAATGAAATCAAGCACGCAAGAGAATGGTTATGTAGTCTTGACTGAGTTGGTAGAATGGGAAAGCGGGAAGGATAAACCAGTTATTGCCGCATTACATTTAAAGAAAACAAATCAAGGGCTAGAATTAATCTCAATAGCAAGTGTTTATGGTAGAAGCAACACTCAAATTCAGAGAGGATTAGAGCGTGATTTGCTTTATTGGAATAAAGCAAAAGGTTCACAATTTTTAACTGCCTTCGGGCTTCGATTGCCGTCACATATGCAGTCAGATGTGAACCTTTCTGCTCTCAATATTAAGACTGAAGCCGATTTAAGTCAATATCAAAGCGCAAAAAATAATCAAGAAACTCAAATTAATCCAGAAATCCAACGCGCACAAGACATTCTACGGAAAAATCTAGGTAAAGCCGCTGAGCATATTGAAGTTATCACCTTTGCTAACCCACCAAAAGACGTGAAGAATCTTATCACTTCTGATGTAGAGGGCTGGTTTAATCCTAAAACAGGCAAGGTTACATTGATCGCAGATACCATCAATGCAACTAAAACAATGAGCAAAGAAGAACGTTTGCAGTTCGTTGCGTGGCATGAAATGGCGCATCGTGGAATTAATGTTGGTTATAAAGGTACTTACGATAGACTCATGGCTAAGGTTGGCGAAAATAAAGTTGTTAGTCAAATTGCCGATGCTATTCAAGTCCAACGCAAAAATACAGATGATTTAGCCGCAACCAATCGATCCGTTGCGATTGAAGAGGCCATTGCAGAAGTGATGGCCGCACACGAAACTGGCAAATGGAATGAGCTTGAAAGCCGTTACGGTGTAGAGATTAAAAAAGGTCAAAGACAATCAACTAAATCATGGTTAGCAATGACCGCACAACGAATTAAAGAATTCTTATCAAAAATCTTTGGTGCCGAACGTGCCGCACAATTCTCCGATGAAGATGTATTGAATTTGGTTGCTAAAATCAAAGAAAGTGCGGTCGGGGAATTAAATGAAAATGGCGATGTTCGCTTTAGTCGAAACGAAGAGCTAACAAAAGAGTACTACAACCAAGCCAAGGGAAATGGCGAAACAGAACTTACTTTTCATCAATGGAAACAAGTTCGCTCTCCTGAATTTAAAGCGTGGTTTGGGGATTGGGAAAACGATCCTGAAAATTCGTCTAAAGTGGTGAATGAACGAACGGGTGAGCCATTGGTTGCGTATCACGGAACAGGTGCGGAATTTAATGTATTTGACAAGAATAAAGCGGGCGCAGGAAATGATAAAGGGTTAAGAGGAAAAGGGTTCTACTTTTCTCCAAATAGAACAACCTCAGAATCGTATGGAGAAAAAATTATTGGTGCGTATGTATCATTAAAGAATCCATTTAGACCTAGTGATTTTACTTCTGCTGAGGAAGTTGCTAAGCATTTAACAAATAAACTCTCTGAACAAGGTTACGAAGATTATACAGTTGATCCTTTTATTTTCAATGTAGGAAATTCATTTTCGGTGAGAAGCCAATATGCTGGAGCTTTAAGTTCAATACTAAAAGATGCCGGTTATGATGGAATTTTATATCCTAACAGACAAGAAATTGTCGCCTTTGATTCCAACCAAATCAAATCCGCCACCGATAACACAGGTGCATTCTCCAAAGAGAATGATGATATTCGTTTTAGCCGGAAAAACAATTCAGAATATCAACGTGATTTAATTGTGACACACAACATCAGCGCAGACGGCATTATGCACGCCAATAAAATGGGAGGATTGCCACTGGCATCTGTTGCAGTAGCAAAACAAAGCAATCCATTAACCAATTTTGGCGAAGTCACTTTAATTGGTAGTCGTGATTATATTGATCCTAAAGGTGTAAATAAAGCTCAAGTTTTCGGCAGCGATATTTATTCTCCTCGCTATCCTCGAGTTAGCTATGAGTATTCAGCTAAAGATAAAATGTATTATTTAACCGTTTT